CCCAAAGCTGAGCGATCGTTCTCGGCTTGTGTCGGCGTAGGCTTCGGTGCTGACATTGTTAGCTCCATGTTACCGACTGAGTCCATGCTACCGTGCCGGCCCTTCTTTGAACCCAGTTGAGCGGGAGGACCATGCGAAGGGCCAAGCTATCAGTTTGAAACAGCGAACGCTGCGGAGCGGCGACTGTGCTCGGTGATGCGACAAGTTCAAGTGGTGTCGTGTCCTCCATATGCAGCGTCGCCTGGTCTGAAATTTCCATACGCGGAGCTTCGCCACCAGCAACAACAAAGTCTGCAGCGTCAACCAGGATCACTGTCTTCGCCGGCACCGTTGCCGAGTCGATGATCGGGATGGTGTTAAGCGTCCCGCGCATGACTTCATCGCGGAACGGGAAGATGCCGGTGTTTGTCGCCATGCTCAACGAAGCTGACAATACATCACCCGGATTCATCAGCCATACCGGGCTGCGAATATTGCCGTAAGTGTTGGTCGTCAACGCCGTGATGAGTGCCTTGATATCACCGATCAAGGCGGCGAGGCCGCCACCAGCCGTGGCCGTTGTGACTGTTACGCCGTTGAGCAGGCCGGCCGGACGTATGGCCGTCGCCGCATTGGCATCGATGAGAACGGTATCGACCGCAACGCTGGTGTCCTGCTGGATCGCTTCGCGGATGAGGCCCTCGATTGCCGGAATCGAATGCTCGTTCATCTCGTGAGTCCAAGTCGAGATCACGGCGAGTTTCTTGGGCGTCAAGGTCTGCGTCGTGAATGCGCCCTGACGGACAGGAATGGCGAGACCTTCACCAACGAACGATCCGGCAATCGTCGGCGTGCGCGAACGCGTCGGTATGATGATCTTGCCGGTTCTGCCGAAGCTCAGCGACATGCCTTTTGCCGCCAGCCTGGTCAGGATTGCCTTCGGCATCAACAACGGCATGAGATCGGTATAGGTCGGCTGCACGAGCTCGGCCGCCCAACCGGTCACCGTGGTCATTGCCGGCGCCGACGCCGCGCGCATGACCAAGTCACACACGATCTTGGTTGTCTCGTCATCGCCATAGATTTTCTGGCGCACTTCATCAGGATGCCGTGCCCAGGATTTGGCGGCGTAGGTAATGACACCAGCGCGCACCAGGTATTCGACCGGATCAAGATCCTTCTTTTTGTTGAAGATATTGATCTCTGATGAGGCCGGAATCCGATGTTCCTGCGTCGAAGTAAACACCGTCGTGCTGAGTGCACGGCTGCGGGTTGTCCCGTTGCCGTCGAGCGTCTTCATCAACACCTTTTCAGAGTCCATCAGCATCGCATGCTTCTTCTGGTTGCGGGCGATGTTGGCGTTCAAGGTACTGATCTGTTCCGATTCAGCATCGCTGACATCAGTGTTATCCATCTTTTCGATGAGTGCCGTTAGTGCGTCCTGATCTTCCACGATCTGCGTGGCAAGATCATTGATCTGTTGGCCAAGCCCATTCATGGGTTTGTCCTTTCTCTTAAATGACGTTTCGGCTTGCCCGCCGGTGATCCTGCGCTGCGCGATTCCCGTGTCCTTGTTGCCTTGCCCGGCGAACACAAAATCGATCGTTGCAGGAGAAATCTTCAGACTTTTCGCGACAGCCAGCGCGTTGGCGTTGGCCGGTATGGCCACCAGCGACGTTTCCACCAGCTCTTGCTTGATGTAATGCAGGCCGATGCCCTTCTCGCGCGGCTTGCTCTCGATCGAGCGGAAACCGACGGATACGGCGCGAAGGATGCCGGCTTCAACTAACTTCCGGATCTCATCGATACGCTGCGAAGTGCCGGCCGGTGCCAGCTCCAGGTGGCCGCGAAGCGATTTATCTTCTATTCTAAGATTGGACCATTTGCCGATGGGAAATTCAGGATTATGCGAAAATAACGCGATGGGATTTTTCTGAAAGCTTTTAGTATCCCAACCATCTGCCGAAATCACATCGCCCATGCGATCAATTGATTCGTCGGATAATACGAACTCGAAGCCTTCCGACGTCTCAGTATGGGTCTTGTGAACGATGCCACGAGCTAATTTAGCGTCATCCCACATCATTTGGCATTCATCTTCATCGTATTCAGCTGTGCAGCGATCCATGAAATCCTCGCGATCCTCATCCATCCGCGGTGTCATTTGTTTGGATTTGTTTCGATCGCGCCACATTGAATAACAAACGGCAATCGATTGATCTTGATCCTCGTCCGGATGCTCGTGCTGGCGTTCTTTTATGCAAGCCGACACGAAGTCGCTTTCATTGCTGTAGTCAGAAGGATTGGGCATTGCTGCCTCCTAGCATCTACAATACGCCAGCCATGAGCCATCGATCTGCTTGATTGACCAACTCTCGCTGTTTAGCGTTTCGAGCGCCTGCGTCACCTCGACACTTTCATTTCCTGAATCGTGCCAGACGATCACGCCCCGAGGTCTCACCAACGCGCGCGCCAGTTGTGAATCATGCGTGACGGCAGCTGCGCTATGATCGCCGTCGATGAAAACGGCATCGCACGGCTCGAGGTCATCGACAATCAGCGGTGTTCCTGCAATCAACAAGTAGAAGCGCGGATCGTCAGCGGCATAACAGCCGGGATTGACCGGCACCTCAGAGTATTGACAACTCATCGCTGGCTTATGATCGGGCGGTACGTCGATGCCAATATACTTTTCCAGTGACGGCACGTTATCCAGCACGCGCTTGGCGGTAAGGCCGGTATTAACGCCAATTTCGATCATCACCTTGGGTTCGACGCTCCGTACCAGCGCGATCAGCAGTTCGACTTCCCGCCAGCCGAGATATTCACTGAACGGACCCTTGATCGGCGTCGTGTAGATCTTGGCCTGCGGCACGCGCTCAAGTTTCATTTCAAATTTGCAAGAGCGCGTTTAGCCAATCGCCTTCCGCTGGCTGACGACGAAATTCAATATTTGCATACCAAGGCGCGACCCAGCGCCAACTCGCCCAGTGCGACAGCAAGCCGAAAACGCGCGGATGGCCGATGGCACCGGCGAGGTGCAGTGCCGCCGTATCCACGCTGACGATCTCATCCATTGCCATCATCAAGGCAGCGCAATCGGCGAAGTCTGCAAGCTCATACGTCTTGACGCCGAGCTTCCGCGCCTCTGCGGCGCCCTGCGCTTGCACGCTATGGATTTCTGCTTTTTCGCCATCGCCGCGCAGCACATCGATCAGGATATCAAGATCAATTTCGCGCGGATAGTCGCCGAGGCTCGGCTTGCCGATCGACCAGGCAATGCCGATTTTCTTTTTCTCCGAATCGATGCGCTGGTGCCAGCGCAGAATATCTGTCGGATCAACATCAAGATAACTGCCTCTACCGATGACACCGGCCGGGATCACTTTGAGAAAATGCAAGAGATGCAACAGCGGGCAGAAATAATCCGCATCGACCAGCTCATTGACGACGAGTGCATGCTGCACGGCCAGTTGATCCAATTCGTGCGGGACCATCAGAATGACTTCTGCGCCTCTCGCGATCATTACCGGCACATAGCGCAGCATCATAATGCTGTCGCCGAAACCGTGCGCATGCATCAGCAATAAACGCTTGCCCTGTAGATCCTCGCCGCGCCACGGCTTCATTCCAGCATCGAGCGCGGCGCGCGCTTGCGGCCGCATGAACGGTGCTTCCTGTTCACACAGCCAGTATTCCGCGAGCCCCTCCTGCCACTGGCCGGCAGCCAACAACACCATCGCGCGATTGAAGCGTGCTCGCAGCGTCGGTGCTATCGCGAGAGCAGCATCGGATTCGAGCATCGCCTGTGCCAGGTCATTAGCGCGATAAAAGTTAACCACGCGATTAAAGTGCTCAAGATAATTGTCAATGCTGAGCGGCCATTCGTTGCTGACTTTGCGGCGGCCAATCGGGATACCATTCTGCGCCACCACGATTTCACTCGGCACCTCGATTGTGTGGCCATTGGCCTGTTTGACTTCCAACACTTCGCCCTGCGCGGTCAATCCGCGCCAGCCGTAATCGGTGCGCTCATGTGCGATCACCGGATCGAGATCAGGCAGGTTTTCATCGACGAAGGTGGCGAGTCCGGCGCGCATATTATTTCCAGGTGGGTGTGACCCAGGCAACACCGCGGGCATCGCGCAAGGCCCACGATATTGGCCAACGCATCCTGATGCCAATGCTCGCGGTCTGATACAAGCTTTTGGTCGGTTGCGTCGTGTTGGGTGTGCTTGGACTGGTATCGTCCATTACCAATGTCGCCGCATTGGCCGCCTCGATATCGGGATCGGCGCTGAAGGCCGAGACCAGCGCCGACTGCGCCACGGCGATGACATCATTGGCAACGCCTGGCGTGCCTAGGATCATGCCGACAGTGCTCTCCTGGCGGTCTGCCGTGTATCTGCTCGTCTGACTAATCATGCTCATCGCGCGGCCCGGGCTGGTGACGATGGCGTAAGGCCCCTGACCGCCGACGCGGGCGACGGCGTTGAACAGCGTAGTCATATCCTCGAGGAATGCCTCGCGCAGATCGGCATTGGTGCTCGCCGTCGAGGCGGCGATGCCATTGCGCAGGCCGGCAGGACGTGCTGCCGATGATGCATTGCTATCAAAGAGGACCGCATCGAGCGCGGCGCCGGCCGAACGCATCAGCGCATCGCTGATCATCGCCTCGGCGTTGGAGGATTCCATCATTTCTAGGGTGAGCGCGGCGATGCTGCCGATCTTGAACGGCAACAATGTCGCTGCGGCGGAAGTCAATTGGCGAACCGGAATGGGCTGGCCCTCGGCCACGAATCCGGCGCTGGCTGCAGCCGCGACAAATCCAGGCACGCTGATCGAGCCGTAATGGTCGAAGTTGAGCACGAGCCCGCCGCGTAGCAATTGCGCGCCCGCCGACATCGGCGCCAGCGCGGCGAGTGAATCATAGACGAGCTTCTGCGCCAGTTCCGCGGCCCAGCCAGTCGTGCCGGTGGTGGCCGGTGCCGATGTTGCGCGGGTAATGAGATCGAGCACCGGATCGTTGGGCCAGTTCCTCGCCACGACTGTGCCCAGAGGCACGTTGGCGAGATGAGCAATCGCCCGCGCCAGGATCAGGCGCACGAATTTATTGCCGGCGACGATCTCGTCGCGTTTAAATGGTGCCGGTTCTTCGCGCCGCGGCCGGGAAGGTCTTTCCATAGCTGAGATCGAGGGCATGTTGATCATCCTATGCGCCAGTTTGACCCATCAGAGAATACCGGCACGCCGTTGCTGCCGCCGCCGGCGACAATGCTGTTGAAGGTTGCCGCAGTTGCATCGGTAACGAAGGCCTGCGCACCGGCACCGGCTGTTGCCGCCGCGGTCAGATTTGCTACCGCATACACCGGGAGATTGCCGGTTGTACCGCCGCCGACAGCTGCGCCGCCGAAGGCGACGACATCCCAATCCGGCGATGCCGTGCCGGGAATGAACATGCAATGGCAATCATAGGCGGTCGTGCCCGGTGACGCCGCGTCCTTCCAGCCCTGCGCCAGCGAGCAATAGTTCGGCGCCGTAGCGAAAAAGCCGACCTGCTGATCCCAATACATCAGATTGTTGGAAACCTGCGTCACCTGCACGCTGACACGAACCTTGGTGCCGACAAAGACCAGCAGCGGCGTGATGTTCTGCCAGAATATGCCAGCAACACTCGGCGTCACCGTGAGGCTATCGCGGACAACGCCGTTGATCGTCAGCGAGATCGCGTGTACGGCGTTGGCATTCTGCGCGTTGACATCGACGCCATACTGATCGATCCAGCCGGCCTGGCTCAGCGTAAATTCATTGCGCACCGTGAAGGTGGCCCTGGCACTTTGCTGGGTCGGCGTCCATGCCGGCAGGAGATCTTCCGCAGCTGCGGTCTGCTGCGGCGCCGGACGATCGCTAGTGTTCTTGTTGGCGACCATCGTCCAGTCGCCATCACGGGTGAGATCCTGCTTGAGGAACGATTGTGGCGGGCCGGTGTAGGCGACCCAGCGCATGAACACGTCGTTCAAGCCATCCCAGGTGCCGCTGCGCCGCGCGTAGTAATCGCCATCGAGCGGCGCCTCGGGAACGGTCAGGGCATT